AAAACGGTCTGGGCGTGGATGAAGGACCAGCGCGAACGTGAGAAGTCGCGCACGGCGGCGCTGTATGCCGCTGCATTCTCGGGAATGTTTAATGCCATTGGATTTTTCATTCTATTGATGATGAAGGTGGTGTAACATGGAGGATGTCAAATGCGAACCATTCGGGATTTTCTGGTAGTTGCGGCGGCGCTGGCAATGACCGGCTGCGCTTCGTTCTCCCACGACTGGGGCGACGGTCAGAAGACGACGCTGCGAACGCTGTTCAAGAAGTATGAAGTGCAGGTCCAACCGACCGATCCGCCGACGATCCGGTTCGCCAGCGGCATCGACCCGATCTATATCAATGTGCCCGGTTACGGCGAGGTCGTCCGGGCAGAAAGGGACTGAATGGATATGGGCGACATGACGCGCAATTTCTCTCGTGGAGGTGTCTAAATGAACGGCAAGTTCGAATTGTACCTCGGCGATTGCCTTGAGGTGATGCGCGATATGTCGGATATGTCGGTGGACCTGACTGTCACAAGTCCGCCATATGACAACCTTCGGACCTACAACGGTACACTGAACGATTGGACGCCGGAGAAATGGCAGGCAATCATCCGCGAACTGTTCCGCGTCACCAAGCAAGGCGGCGTGGTCGTGTGGGTCGTGGGCGATGCCACGATCAACGGCAGCGAGACGGGAACCAGCTTCCGGCAGGCGCTGTATGCGATGGAGTGTGGGTTCCGGTTGCACGATACGATGATCTATCGAACGCATAAGCCACCAATGAACGATCGACGCTATCAATCGTGCTTCGAGTATATGTTCGTCTGGAGCAAAGGATCTCCACGCACTTTCAACGCACTGCTTGAACCAAGTAAGAAAGCAGGGACAGTTCGTAAATCTATAACGCACTGGAACGCAGACGGTTCTAAGAAGCCAATGAGTAAAGGCGGTGAAGTTGCTCCTAACAAGGTTCGGGAGTGCATTTGGACATATGCCAGCGGCAATAACGGGGACGACAAGGTAGCTCACCCTGCGCGCTTTCCCGAAGCCTTGGCCCGCGACCACATTCTAAGCTGGTCCAACGAAGGCGATACGGTATTCGACCCGTTCCTCGGCTCAGGCACAACGGGCAAGATGGCTATCCTCCATGGTCGCAATTTTATCGGCATAGAGCGCGTAGAAAAGTATTTCGATATCGCCTGCAAGAGAATCGAAGATGCACAACGCCAAGTACGTGAATGTATGGCTGATGTTGGGGGATTGTTTGGGGTAATGAAGTATGAAAAAAAGGAGGTGATGTAAATGACTGAACATAAACCGTGTCCGTTCTGTGGTGGAGAGGTAGAAATAGACGTATACATTGAAGAACAAACGGAAAATGAACCAATATGGGTATATTGTGTAGCATGTTATGAATGTGACGCTTTTGGTCCAAGTGCATACACAGAAGAAGAAGCTTGGAAAGCTTGGGATAGGAGGGTTGAATAATGAATAAGCATATAATAACCTTTTCTATAGATTAGCCTGTATCTGTCTATGTTGTTCTATTTTAATATTTCATCTTTCACAACCATTATTAGCAAAAACTTTATTCGAGCAGCGTTTAGAAGCAACTAGAGCAATCAATATTTCATTTCAGAAGTTTAATCAAAAATTATCAAAATATATTACTTTATATTATTCATATCTCATAGTAAATGAAGCTAATTATCATGAAGTTAATCCTTATGTGATAGCGGCTATAGCAATAACTGAATCCTCTTTAGATTACAAGGCAAAATCTAAAGCAGGAGCTATAGGGTTATGTCAGATAATGCCTTTTTGGATAGATACCCTCAATATTGAGAAGGAGTCAAATTTGTATACTCCTCTCATTAATATAAATGCTTCTGTACGTATATTTAAAAAATACTTAGAAAAAGCTAAAGGAGATATCTTCTTGGCTCTAAGTTTTTATAATGCAGGGCAAAAGAACTGGCTAAAAGGTACAGGCTATGCAAGGAAAGTCATGAGTAGGGCAAAAATAATAGAGGAGGAGGAGGAGGGTGAAACAAATGATGGGGGTTAATGAAGTTAAAAAGTATAGAAAAAGACCTGTTGTTATAGAGGCCTTACGATGGAATGGTGTTTTTGATCATAAATTACTTAGCTTTATCGATACTAATCTGGTGTCTTTAGGTTGTTCAGATAGTGAAGTTTACTTTTTTATAAAAACTTTAGAGGGTGATCATAAGGTTACAGTGGGTGATTATATTATTAAAGGAATTAAAGGAGAATTTTATCCTTGTAAACCAGATATTTTTGAAAAAACATATGATGAAGCTCAATAATTCAAAATTGAGACTAAAAATAGAGGAGGATGAGTAAAAATGGCTGAAGTAGAATTCAAAATCTTTGATAAAGTCAAGGCAAAAAAACAGGAAGTTTATTTTAGATTAGTAGAGGAGGATACAGATATTTATTTAATTGCTTGTGATGAAAATATGAGAATGTTATCTGGTGGCTATATCTTAGGCATAAATAAGAACACAGGAAAATTCTTTAGATGTAGTGAATGCTACGTTCCAGGGTTAGCTCTAGATGCAAGAGGAAAAATTATAGAAGAGGATGAGTAAGGGATATGAACAATAAAAAAGAAAAAGCAGCAATTTATGTAACACCAGAAGGGACTTTAGTTTTTGGCCATCTGATTAAACCAGGTACGGAGTTTAACCCTGACGGGGATTATTTAGCAATAATGCGGTTTTCTTCAGAAGATGCTGAAGAATTAATTGAAAAAATTGAGGCAGCATATGAGGCAAATTATGAAAATATTAAAAAGCAGAAGAAGGGTAAACGTATAAAGAAAGCTGAACTTCCTTTTAGAGAAGAAGTTGATCAGGATACAGATGAACCTACAGGGAATCTCATATTCACCTTTAAGCAGCGAGCAGGAGGGATCAATAAGGACGGTGAAAGATGGAGTAGGAGAATTCCTATCTTTGATGCAAAAGGTAAACCAATAAAAACAACTGATCTGGACATTTGGAGTGGTTCGACATTAAAAATAGCTTTTGAAATTTCTGGTTACTTTGTAGCAAGTATAGGTGCAGGTGTATCGTTACGACTAAAGGCAGTTCAGGTACTTAACCTTGTTGAAGGTGGTAGTGCTGATGCTGAATTCTTTGGGTTTACTGAAGAAGAGGGCTTTAGTATTGAAGAAGATGAAGCAGGTTTTACAAACTATGAAGATGAAGAGTCTATAACTGATGATGAACCTGAAGATGAAGAGGTAGATTCTGCTGACTTCTAATTTCTTTTGGTTTAATAAGAAAAAAGGTGTGTCAAAAAAGTTTAGAAGTGGCTTAGAGCAATCTGTAGCTCAACAAATAGAGAAAGTTGGTATAGCGTTTGATTATGAACCATGCAAGATAACTTATATTCAGCCTGAAAAGAAAGCTAAATATACACCTGATTTTATTTTAGCTAATGGAATTGTTGTTGAGACTAAAGGAAGATTCCTCACAAAAGATAGACAAAAACATCTTCTAATAAAAGAGCAGTATCCCCTCTTAGATTTACGCTTTGTATTTAGTAATTGTAATAGCAAGTTGGATAAACGAAGTAACACTACATATGCCATGTGGTGTTTAAAACATGGGTTTATGTATGCTAATGGTCTTATACCCACTAAATGGCTCTTTGAAGAGCCTACTAAAGAAAGATTGGAGGTATTGAAACAGCTTTATGAAGCAGCAAATTAATGAAAAAGATTTTAGAAAAGAGACAACGTATATTGTAATTCACTGTGCAGCTACTCCTCCTTCCATGGATATTGATATATCTACTATAGATAGATGGCATAGAGCTAAAGGCTGGCTTGGTGTCGGGTATCATTTCTTTATTAAACGCGATGGTACAATTCAAGAGGGGCGAAATGTAATGTTGCCTGGTGCTCATGCTAGAGGATACAATCATTGTAGTATCGGTGTATGTATGGCTGGTGGTGTAAAAGAAAGTGATAGAGTAACACCTGAGAATAATTTTACGGATGCTCAATGGCTTGCACTAAATGAGATTATAAATAAGCTACAACAGCAATTTCCAGATGCAAAAGTTATAGGACATAATGAGATAGCTGCTAAAGCTTGTCCATCGTTTGATGTGCAAGCCTGGTTAAAGTCTAGATAAAACTATCTAGCAAAAATACACTATAGCCTCTCTTCTAGTGCTAAAAAAAAAGAAGAGGGGCTTTATTTTATTTCTTTAAAGGAGTTGGTTAGTGTGTTGTTAATCGATCTTTATAGATGGTATTTAAGATTTTTGAATAATAGAGCTTGGAAAATTGAAAAAGCTTTAGCTGAAGTTGAAGGAAAGCTTAAGTTATTAGATTATGAGATTAAGAAAGCCTATGAATCTTTTTATTATAATTATGAAAATAGCTCTTTATTTGCTTTCTATTGGAAGAATCTTAAATACTATATCTTCAGTAATTATCTTGAGTGGAAACTGGACTGTCTACAAAAATGTTTATTTAAGATAGACGATAAATTTAATAAAGCATATAAAAGAATTAATCAAATATGGATTGATGTTCTTTGGTACATAAAAGATGATGATGTAGAAAAAGATAATGTGGAGGATGAAGCAAATGAAGAGAACTAAAAACCGTAATCCTTCTCAATTATCTCAATATGTTCAGATAATTGAAGCACTTTGTAATGGTCATAAATTAACAAGGGTAACTGCTATGCTTCAGCTACATATTTATAATCTTACAGCTAGAATTTCAGAGCTACGACAAGCAGGTTGGAAAATTAAAGGTCGAGCTAAAGTAGATTTACATAATACGTTATATACAGAGTATTACATGGCAAATGAAGATAGAATAGATTTAGCAGTTCAAGGTAGATTAGTCTGGGATAGCATGACTGGTAGATGGCGTGTCAATAAATCATGGAAATAGTCGGCGGATATGAAAATTCAGAAGTAATTAGGAGAGAACCTTGCCCTATCTGTAGGGAAAATGGAAGAGATCGTCATGGTGATAATAAAGTTGTGTATGCAGATGGGCATAGTTTCTGTTTTTGTTGTGGCACTTATTGGGGGGGAGCAGATAATAACAAGTCAGAAGCTATAAAAGGGGGGAAAACAGGTAAAGATAAAACGTTAATAACTGATGGTTCATTTTCACAGTTAAAGGCCAGGGGGTTGTTCCTAGATACAGTACAAAAATTTAATTATCAAGTGGGTAAGTATAAAGGAAAGCCTTGTCAAATTGCTAATTATTACAACAATAGAGATCTTTTAGTAGCACAACATATACGGTTTCCAGATAAAAGTTTTATATGGCTTGGTAATTATAAAGATGTTCAGTTATTCGGCCAGCGATTATGGAGAACTGGTGGAAGACGAGTCATTGTTACTGAGGGTGAAATAGATGCAATGACCATTTCACAATTACAGGGTAACAAATGGCCTGTTGTTTCTATACCATCGGGTGTAAAGGCCGCTAAAAAAGCACTTCAGAAAAATCTAGAATGGCTTGAGAGTTACAATGAAGTAATTATAGCTTTTGATATGGATGAACCAGGTCAAGAAGCTGCTAAAGAATGTGCTGTTTTATTTACCCCTGGTAAAGCTAAGATTGCTCGATACCCTTTAAAAGATGCAAATGATATGTTAAGAGCAGGTAGAGGCGATGAACTTATTGATTCTCTATGGAGTGCTCAACCCTATCGACCAGATGGGATTGTATCAGGTCAAGATTTGTGGCAAGTAATTTTAGAAGAACCTGCTAAAGGGTTTGATATTCCATACCCTCTTCTTAATAAAAAAACGATGGGGGTTAGGAAAGGTGAACTTTGGTTAATTACAGCAGGGTCAGGAATTGGGAAGAGTACTTTTGTTCATGAATTAGCCTATCACCTTATGCAAGAACATGACATGAGTATAGGTATTATTGCTCTTGAAGAGAGTGTCAAAGCAGCTTCAGAGCGTTACCTTTCAATAGCTTTAAACAGACGCCTAAATATTACACGTGAAGGAATAACAGAAGAAGAGTTAAGAGAAGCCTACAGCATGACTGTAGGTAATGGGCGTATGTGGTTTTATGATCACTTCGGCTCTTTAGATAATGATAATCTCTTATCAAAAATTAGATATATGGCAGTAGGTTTAGGGGTAGATTTTATTGTATTGGATCATATTTCTATAGTTATTAGCGGCTTGGATGATGTGATTACAGGAGATGAACGAAAGATTATTGATATTTTAATGACAAGGTTACGTAGCCTTGTTCAAGAAACAGGTATTGGAATTCTTGCTGTAGTACATCTTAAGAGGCCACAACAAGGTAAATCATGGAATGAAGGAAAGCAGGTTAGTCTATCCGATTTAAGAGGAAGTGGTTCTCTAGAGCAGCTATCAGATTTTGTTGTTGCTATGGAGCGTAACCAACAAGCAGAAGATGAAGAGGAAGCTAATCATAGTTTAATTCGAGTATTAAAGAACAGGGTTATAGGTGATTGTGGGGAAGCCGATAGCTTATTCTTTAACCCTGATACAGGTAGATTGTTGCCTGAAGAAACGATTATAGAAGATACAAGTGAAGATGTAGATATTCCTTTTTAACAAACATTAAAGGAGGCTTATAAAATGGATTATGAAATTGAAACCTTAGAAGCTCTTAATGAATTTTTAGAACGTCTTAGAGATATTCTAACTAATGCTGGATGTGTAACTTGTGAGCTTAGAATTACAGAGAATGGTATTCCTGATTGTGAAAAAGGGGCTTATTTTGGTGAAACTGGTTGTATAAGAAAGCATATGTGGGATAAGATAGAAGATACTCTATCAAGAATAGATATGGATGTCGAAGATTTACTGGATTATTTAGCAGGTTTTACTAAGGATTATTCTAGCTATTAATGCGATTAATTTTTGATATAGAAACAAATGGCTTATTAGATAAAGTATCTCAACTTCACAGCTTAGTAATAAAGGATATAGATAAACAGAAGCTTTATTCATGTTCAGATCACACTGGGTACTTATCAATAAAAAGTGGTCTTGAACTTTTGGGTAAAGCTTCTGTCTTAATTGGTCATAATATTATGTCTTATGATCTTCCAGTTTTAAAAAAGCTTTTCCCTTCTTGGGACTATATCGGAGATATTAAAGATACTCTTATAATTAGCAGACTTATTTGGCCTGAAATAAAGGAGAAAGATTATAGTTTTATTAAAAGATATGGTAAAGAAGCTATGCCAAGTAAGCTTATTAATCGTCATAGTCTGGAAGCATGGGGCTATAGGCTAAGAGTTTATAAGGGGGAGTTTGGAAAAGCTACAGATTGGGCAAGTTGGTCTGAAGAAATGCAAGGTTACTGTGAGCAGGATGTAACTGTTACTGAAGCTCTTTGGAATTTAATTGAGAGCAAAAACTATAGTGAAATTGCTATTCAACTTGAGCATGATTTTAGATCAATTATATTAAAGCAAGAGCAGTTTGGTTTTCCATTTGATACAAAAGAAGCTCAGAGACTTTATGGTCAACTTTCAAAAAGGCGGCAAGAAATAGAAGAAGAATTACAAGAAGTCTTTCCTCCAAAGATTATAAAACTTCCGTTTATTCCTAAAGCGAACAATAAAAAAAGAGGTTATGTTAAAGGCATAAAAACATATAAGGAAAAAACAATAGTCTTTAATCCTGCTAGCCGCCAGCAAATAGGGGAAAGATTAATTGAAAAGTATGGTTGGAAACCCAAGGAATTAACAAATACAGGTATTCCAAGAGTAGATGAAACTATTCTTAGTAAACTTCATTATCCAGAAGCTGCACTCCTTTCTGAATATCTATTAGTCAATAAACGAATAGGTCAATTGGCTGAAGGTAAAAATGCTTGGTTAAAGCTAGAGAGAAATGGGAGGATTCATGGAGAAGTAATTACTAATGGTACTGTTACAGGTAGATGTGCTCATAGAAATCCTAATGTAGCTCAAGTGCCTGCTTCTCATAGCCCTTATGGAAAAGAGTGTAGAGCTTTATTTCATGCTCCTGAGGGTTGGGTTCAGGTGGGGTGTGATGCTTCCGGCCTAGAGCTAAGATGCCTTGCTCACTACATGGCTAGGTATGACGATGGAAAATATGCAAAGCTTTTACTTGAAGGAGATATTCATACAGAAAACCAGAAAGCTGCTGGGCTACCTACTAGGGATAGTGCTAAAACATTTATTTATGCTTTTCTGTATGGTGCAGGGAATGTCAAGCTTGGTTCTATAGTGGCTCCTCAAGCACCTACAAGACAACAGAATACAGCAGGTGCAAGGTTAAAAGCTAAATTTTTCTCTAAAGTACCTGCTTTAAAGATGTTGCAAGATGATGTTCAGCGTGTGGCTAAAAAGCGGAAATATCTTATTGGTTTAGATGGTAGACAGTTGCATATCAGATCATTACATTCTGCTTTAAATACTCTCCTACAATCCGCTGGTTCCATAGTGATGAAGAAAGCTACATGTATATTATGGGAAAAGCTAACTGAAGAAGGCCATATTTTTGGTGAAGATATAGCTCAAGTTGCTCATGTCCATGATGAGTATCAGTTAGTTTGTAGACCAGAACTAGCCTCTCATGTTGGTGAACTTGGGGTGTTAGCTATTAGAGAGGCCGGCGCATTTTTTAAATTTAGGTGTCCTTTGGATGGAGAGTTTAAAGTTGGGAAAAATTGGGAAGAGACTCATTAAAATAAAAAGAAGGCATTATAGATGCCAAGGAGGAAGAATTAAATAATGCTAAAAGTAGCTTTAATACATCTTCCAGAATTACAGACAGTCTATACAGCAGGTAAAACATGTGTTGGTGCACAGGGTTGTATCTCAAATGAAAAATAGAATAACACTGTTAATAGATGCAGATATTTTAGTGTATCAAGCTGCTGCTGTAGTAGAAACTGAAGTTAAATGGAATGATGATTTATGGACACTTCATGCCTTTGAGTCAGATGGTATTCGTTGCATAGAAGAAAAGATTGCTTATTTAGAAGAAATATTTAAAGAGCCTAAAACTTTTTTAAATATGCTTTATATGTTTACTTCAAGTGTAAATTTCAGAAAAGATATATACCCACTTTATAAAGCTAATCGGGAAGCAAAAAGGAAACCAATGATTCTTAATAAATTAAGAGAATATATGATGATAAATTACCCTTCTTTTATTGAGCCTAAATTAGAAGGTGATGATTTACTTGGTATTTTCTCTACAATGCCTCATAAAGAAGAAGAGGAAAAGAGAATTATTGTCAGTATTGATAAAGACATGAAAACTATTCCTGGTTATTTCTTTGATATGAATAAGCAAGAAGAAGGTGTAAAAGAAATATCTCAGCATGAGGCTAATTATTGGCATATGTATCAAACACTAATTGGAGATACTACAGATGGTTACGCCGGCTGTCCTGGTGTAGGCCCTAAAACAGCTACTAAAATTCTAGCTAAAGCTCCTTCAAAAACTTATGAAGAGATGTGGCCTTTAGTGGTAAATGCCTATACGAAAAAAGGATTAGATGAAGAGGATGCTTTAGTGATGGCTAGAGTAGCTAGGATTTGTAGGCATGGAGATTATGATTTTAAAACAAAAGAGGTAAAACTATGGAAGAAACCATAACAATTTCAAAAATTGAATATGAAAGGCTTAAACGTTCTTCACTATTTCTAGAAACATTAGAAGCATTTGGAGTAGCCAATTGGTTAGGCTATGATAATGCTTGTATCTTTTTTAGTGAATGGATGGAAAAAGAAGGGAATAATTTATGGTAGCACATTCTAGAATTGCTTTTTATTCTTCAATTCCTCAACAAGGAAAATCTACAGGTGCAAATTATTTAAGTGCTTTCTGGGGTTTTAAGAGGTTTGCTTTTGCACGACCATTAAAAAATATGCTCATAGAATTTTTAGTTTCTATGGGGATATCTAGAGATACAGCTTCAGTATATTTGGAATCACCTGAATTTAAAGAGAAAGGCATTCCTGGTCTCCCTGATTACATGACTCCACGCTTCCTCATGGAATCTTTAGGTACTGATTGGGGAAGAAACTTAGATCCTGATATCTGGGTTTTAGTTCTTCAAAATAAGTTACAAGCAGTTCTTAATGACAGGCCTACTACTTGTGTAGTAGTTGATGATCTTAGGTTTCCCAATGAGTGGAATATGCTTGCTTCTTTAGATTTTAAGTTTATTAAAGTTGTTAAAGATATTGGAGCAAGACATCTTTTTGAAAGTATGAAACAGAATAAGAGTGATGGTTTATTGCCTGAAGAACTATTTAAACCAGATGCAGTTATTTTTAATACTGGAGATTTAAAAAGTTATTACAACATCTTAAAAACATTTATTATAGATGGAGGAGTGTAACACGGAATGAAAGAACTTTCAGAAAATGCTATTTCAGTATTAGAACGAAGATATCTTTGGAGAAATACTGAAGGAGAACTTATAGAAACCCCTGAAGGAATGTTTAGAAGAGTTGCTAAAGCTTTAGGAAACACAGAAGAAGAGGAACAAGCTTTTTTTGAAATAATGTCTAATCTAGATTTTCTTCCTAATTCTCCTACTCTTATGAATGCTGGGAAACCAGGAGGCCAATTATCGGCTTGTTTTGTAATTGATGTTCCTGATTCTATGGAGGGGATTTGTGATGCTTTAAAAAAGCAAATGCTTATTCATAAAAGTGGAGGTGGAACTGGTTTTAATTTTTCTAAGCTTCGACGGAAGGGCGCTGTAGTAAACAGCACTAATGGCGTGGCTAGTGGGCCAGTTAGTTTCATGTCTTTGTTTAATACAACTACAGATGTAGTTCAGCAAGGAGGGATGAGACGTGGAGCTAATATTGGGATATTAAACTGTGATCATCCTGATATTGAAGAATTTATCAAAGCTAAGACTGAAGATGATAAATTACAAAATTTTAATATCTCTGTAGGTATAACAGATTCTTTTATGCAAAAAGTTAAAGAAGATTTTACTAGTAGGGAGGCTAGGTTATTTGATCTAATTGCTACTAAAGCATGGGAAACAGGTGATCCTGGATTACTTTTTTTCGATGAGATAAATAGATGTAATACTACGCCGTGGTTAGGCCCTTTAGAAATTGTTAATCCATGTGGTGAAACTCCTTTATATGATGGGGAAGCATGTAATTTAGGATCAATTAATCTTTCTAATTTTGTTACTGGTAGATTTGATTCTTGTTTACCTCTTAATAATTGTATAGATTTATACAGACTAACAAAGGTGATTAGTACAGCAGTTATTCTTTTAAATAGGGTTATAGATAAGAATAATTATCCTTTACCAGGTATAAAAGAAGCTGTAGATAGAACAAGGAAAATTGGATTAGGAGTCATGGGGTGGGCTGAAATGCTTTTTCAGTTAGGTGTTAGATATGGAGGTGCTGCTTCTTTAGATATAGCTAAAGAACTTATGATGTTTATCCAATATCAAGCAAAGGCTATAAGTGAAGAAAATAATTTTAATAATTCCACAGTTACTTGTATAGCTCCTACTGGAACTATCTCACTTATAGCAGACTGTTCTAGTGGTATTGAACCTCTCTTTGCACTAGAGCATGTTAGAGTAGCTTTTGAAAGAGAGGGGGAAGGAAAAGAAAAAAGACTTATCTATAGAAATAAATGGTATGAAAAGCTAAAAGATAAATATCCTCCTTCAATTTTTGTGACCGCTCATGATATTCCATTTAAAGAACATGTTCTCATGCAAGCTGCTTTTCAAAAATATACGGATCTAGCAGTTTCAAAAACAATTAATCTTCCTAATAATGCTTCTATAGATGATATTAAACAAGCTTATATGTTGGCATGGTCTACACATTGTAAGGGAATAACAGTTTATAGAGATGGTTGTAAGTCTTCTCAAGTTCTTTATACAGTGGATGAAGAGGCTTTTTGTCCAGATTGTGGGGGTACATTAGAGATGATTGAAGGCTGTAAAAAATGTCCTAGTTGTGGGTGGAGTGCATGTTCTGTTTAAGATTAAATAATCGGGCATTAAGGGGAGGTATAGGAAAACATTATGAAACAACCTTATATTAGTAAGGAAGTAATTGAATTTTTAAGATATATTTGGCCAGATAAAATGCCGGATATGGAAAAGAGTAGTTATGAAGAAGTTTTAATAAAATTTGGGCAAGTTAGTGTAGTTCGGTTTTTAGAGAATATTTATGCAACACAAAAGGAAACTGAAGGAGAATTAAAAATAGTTATATAGGAGGAAGAGAATAAAATAATGTGTATATCAAAACCTAAAATACCTCAACAG